AAAACACTTTTGGTATTTTTTATTTAATTATTTTATCATATATCGTATATATTATTAAAATTAAATATTTTTCTCAATAGGTTCTTCATTTTTTTCTTCATTTGAAGAAGAACTCAAATCACTTGACGCAGTAGAGGAAGTATCGTCTTCGTTGAAATCTTGAACTGGAACAATAATCTCACCTTTTGCAATTTTCAAATCAACCTTCAATTTATGCATTTTGCTTCTCACTCGGTGATTTTTCAATGAAAAGTGTTTGACTTCTTCTCCGCATTCACAAAGAATAATTCTTTCTCTCCTTGCCTTGATTTTTTCCTTGTTCTTTTCGTCATAATCTTTTTGATATTCCCTTCTTTTGGTGGTATTGACTTTTTCCTTGTTCTTCTCACGCCATTCCTTCTTCTGCTTGTCAATTTTTGCTTTGTTTTCTGCATAATATTCCTTCCAATAGTTTGGATTATCCTTCTTTGTTCTCTTTGTCTTTTCAAGACACTCAAAGCAAGGAAGTTCAGGTTCAGGTTCAGGTTCAAGTTCAGGTTCAGGTTCTGTTTGTGTTTCCATTGAAACAAATTGTTTCTGCTGTGCCTCCTGTGGAGGCATAGCGTCTTTTGTCTTTGGTTCGTCAGAAATCAAAATAATATTTGGAATTGGAATTTTTTCACACAATTCACATTCACACTTTTCTTTGTGGTCTTCTGTCATAGCAACAATCAAACAACTTTTTTCTTCTTCGTCGTCTGTATCTGTATCTTCAAGAACAATAGGAACAAGAACCGGAACAGGAATTGCTTTTGGTTTGCGTCCTCTCTTTTTGACAACAGGAATATTTTGAGCGTCCATTTGTATATTATTAATTTTAATTGTCTTTAAGTCGTTATTTGACATATTGGTTTTTGTAAGTAATTATTATTTCTTTTATAAATTCATTTCAATTTTTTTAATATTGATAATTAGTAAGTCTAAACACTCTAAACCCTGGAACCTGTCAATATGTCTATGGACACAGACGTTTTGTAATTCACAAAAACATACAAATCAAGAGCGACACTTGTCAAATTTTGCCCAATAATATTAACTGACTTGGGGACTGCTTCCTCAATAGGAAGACAACGAGAAACATTTACAGCATAGTAGTTATACATAGTTTCAAAGTCCAGTTGGTTAATAAGACCTGAATTGACACCGTCTGTCAAACCTCCATTAACGGCATTCATTCCGTATAACTGTTGAGTAAATTGTTCGTATGTGTATCTTTCCGTGTTATAAATAGCATTCTGCCCACTAACAACAACATTGAAGTTTCCAAGAAGACAGAGAGGAGAACTTGTTCCACCTCCTTCTGTTGCAAAAGGAGATTGATAAGGAGTAATATTTGAATTAGAAGCAGGGTTGTAAAATGGAAGAACAAGAACCGTTTGAATACCAGCAATACCATTTGTAATCAAGTTGTTAAACGAAGTTCCAGCAGGAATATTCAACACCTGATACTGATACAAATCGTTATAAACAATTGTCTTAACAGAAGAAGAAAGGTATGCCTGTTCGTAAATAGGGTTGAAGACATACGAAGGAATATTCAACATAATAGACGCCAACATAGGTGCTTGGGCAACACCTGGAACAGCAGTTTGAGCAGTATTAAGACACTTTGCACCCACATAAACAGAAGCAGTATAACCACTTGTAGGAAGACTTGCCGAACCATTTTGAGCAACTCCTGACGAAATCATAAGAGGATTAGCACCACCAAGAGGACAAACGATATTAGTAAGAGCAGTAAATCCAGTTGTGTTGTTATAAGCAAATGAAAACGAAGATTGATTGAGGTTCATTGAAATCTTCATAAAAACGCCTTTTAACAACGGAACTTCTTGGAAAAAGTTGTGAAGGTGGCGTAGTTTAATTTGACCGACAATTGCTTGTTGAAGCACCGCCTGTGTGGTGGTAGACACACCATTAACCTTTGTAAAAATATAAGATTTATAAGCATTATTCAAACTTTGTTGTCCAAGAACATTTCCCCAAGCAATATTGCCTCCATTTTGAACACCACAAGCAAGATCATAATTCCAATATTGCTGTCTTTTCAAGAAACCAATATTTCCAATTGTGCATTGACCCAAAGAAGTTTCAGGGTCAATTGGAAGAATTAAATTTTGGTTATTAGCATTACCAACACCATTAAGACTTGGTGCAGTATTCAGAGTAAAAGAAGTGGAAGTATCAGGGTAGAAACCAATTGACGCCCATTCCGTAAAATCGTTGTAGTTAAAAGAAGTCATAAGACAAAAAGTATTCCAAAGATTAACAAAAGGCGTCTGTTGTATAATTGTAGTTCCGTTATAGTCCAGGGTAAAGGAATGCACCATAGTTCCCAACCAGTTTTTCAACCCCATAATATAATCGCCTGTTGCCCCCAAATTCAAAGCAGGAGCAACGCCTGTTGAATTCAAAGTTAGGATTAAAGGAATAATCAAAGTCGCCTCGTAATAACTCATATACTTATTTGAGTTCGCCAACTGGGAAGTATCAATAATACTTTGATTTCCAATGTAGGACTGGTTCATATTGTCCAGTATAGACAACCAATCACGCCTGACGAAGATCTGAGGCGTCCCTTCCGTTGCCTGGGACATATCAAATAACAAACTATCACCTTGCATACAAGAACCTGACATATTATATTTTATGCTAATAAAATAAAATATCCTAAACAACGCACTAGATAATGAACTTTTAACTAATTATGCATTAAATGTAATATTCTTCTTTTTCATTGAAGGTTTAGCAAGAAGATTTTGCAATTTCTCATTAACACCTTTAAGGTGCTTATGAGCAATAGTATTCATAGGAACTTCTCGTTGAAATCCTGTTCCTAAACCTGAACCTTGTGGAATTGGACGACCAGTTATTTGGGAATATTCATTTGGACTATCATAACTTGAACCACCTCCTCCTCCACCTCTGCTTAATAAAACGCTTCCCATACCACCACCTATTGCTCCTCCATAAGGTGTTTTTCTTCCAAGAACAACATTATTCGTCATATTTTCTGGTTTGAAAACTCTACGAGGCATATATATTAATAAAGAAGAAATTATATTATCTTCGCAGAAGATTTTATTTTCTAAAACGCCCAAAGGGCGTTTGATAAAATTTATAAATCTTTCTTCATTTTAATATCCTTCTTGACATTTCTTAATTTCAATAAAGAAGTCATTAAAGTATTCAAAATAGTTAATTGTTTTGTTATATCTCTTTCTTTATTCTTCTCCATTTCAGTTGAGGTATTCTTCATATCATTCAATAACCTTGTATGTTCCCTCATTACATTATCATATACTTCATTCAAGTATTGTTCGGTTAGTTCTGTATTCATATATTATAACAATATTACTTTGAATAAAAACAAACGCAAAGCGTTTGTTTATTCCTGAGTAATCTAAAACGACCGAAGGTCGTTTGATATTACTTTGAACCAGTAATTAACGCAGTTGTTATTTGTCCTATATCTTGTTGAGTATTTCTTATTTCTAATGTCAAAGTCATATTTGGGTCAAGAATTTGAATAGGTTGTAAATCACTACCCAACCATTGAAGTGATAATCTATCATAAGTTCCTTCAAGAATTTTATTGAAAATTAATTGTGGAGGCGTAAAAATAATTTGGTCTCCTGCATTTGCATTGGGAGTAATAGAATATATAATTGAAGAAGGAATAGTATAAGGATTTTGAATACCGCTACAAGTAAGAAATAATGTTGGATTTGGTTGAACTTCAGGTGCTACACTACTTATAGTTGATTGATTAGTTGAATTATTTATTGTTGTTGGAAATGTTGTATTTGCTTGAAATCCTATAATTGAATTAAAATTTGCAGGAATAATAAATTGTGGTGTAAAAGAAGTAGTAGGAGGTGTTCCAGCAGGAATACCTCCTGCGTAAGTCCAACCAGCAGGAAAAGAAGTTGGGACAGCAAATGAATTCAACTGAATACCATATTCTGTGCTATTCACTACAATTTCAAGATAATAAACATAGTTTCCACTTGCGTCAATAGCGTAAGTATTATTATTAATCATTTCACTTTGTAAATAAGCATTAATATCGCTAATATTATATATTCCATTAGGAATTGTAATTGTATAAGTATTATCAACTGCTGTTCCGTCGTCGCTCCAAGTGTATTGAAAAATATTATTTTGTAAAGCAACTGAAATGTTATACCAAGAATAAAACATACTAACATTAGATACGGCAAGTGCGTGGTTGCTTAATCTAACCGAATTTGGAAACTTGAAAACTAATTGATTATTACCATTATTGAGATTGACAATGTTGGACTGATTGAGAATGATAGTAGAAACTGACATATATTATTAATTAAGAAATAATAATATATTTTTTAACGCTCGTATAATGGATTATTGCTAAATGCGTGTTTTACTTGGGCAGACATTATAGGCAACCTACTATCCATTTGGTGCAACCTAAGAGGAACATTACCTAAACTAACTTTGGGGTTAAAGTTAGAAGCAGAAGTAGTATGTGAATGTCTTGTAAAATGAAATTGAGGAACAGGTCTTGTTTCTTCGTCTCTTACACAACTTTCAACAGGAGAAATATATCTATCATATTTCACTTTTGGTAATCTCGGCATATAATAGTTTGAGATTTTAATTTTATACACTATTAACATTAACAGGAATATTAATACTATCAGTTTTTCCTCCTGTAATTTTATTTTCAACCGAAACAGGAACTCTTTCTTTTGGATCAGCAGAACGAAAAAAATGTTTCAATATATATTCGTTTTTTTGAAAATCCATAGAATTATCTAAATCGTCAAACAAATCCAAGAAGTGGTTAGTATCATTATACAAGTCTCCGGTTCTTCCTTGAAAAGAATTTATAAAATGACCAAATCCCAAACAATAATATCCGCAAATGTCTGCAACTATGCTTTGAATATTTTTCTTGTTATATGGAATTTCTTTTTCTCCTAAAAAGCGTTGAACTTCCAAAGGAGCACATACTCCCATACTATCCAAATAAATATTTTCTACAACACCATTAGGATATTTATTAGATTGAAAACAAGTCCAATGACTTCCTGAGTTAGGACGACCATTCTCGTCTAATTCGTCTTCCATATTTATAATATAAAACTTATTGTGTTGCAATTTCTCATATTTAAGCAAGTCCTTAAAATCACAGAAAGCAAGAGGTATATTCATTTTCTTTGCTAAATTTTCAATCTGTAAATTAGATAAACTGCCCATATATATAAAAAAAGATTATCTAAATATAAATATGACGCATAAAAAACATAAAAAAGCAAGACGGAAAAAAAACGCCCAACAAGATAATAAGGAAGAGTTAAGGGATAATTC